AAACTTCAATATAGAATAATATGATATCATCATCTTTCTCCAATAAACTTAATGACATTAGCCAAGAGCTTGGAATGAATCCGAGAGATCTTTTATTAGTAATGTATCTTGAGTCTGGGGCAAATCCTAATGCGGTGAATAAATCAATTAAGGATCCAGAATATCAGGCAAGGGGGCTAATACAATTTATGCCAAAAACACTACAAGGTATGGGTCTGTCAAAAGAAGATTCATTAAATTTTGAAAAACGTCCCGCTGAAGATCAATTAGATTTTGTTAAAAAATATGTTCAATCACATAGGGGGTTGGCTGGAGGTAAATCATTTACATCGGCAACACAATACTATGTTGCAAATGTATGGCCAATAGCATTAAAAAAATGGAACGGTGATGATCCAGTAAAAAATGCCAATGTTGTTGTTTTAGATAGTAAAAATCCTAAAGAGGCTGGGGCGTACAAAGCTAATCCGTTATTAGATTATAATAAAGATGGTAAGATCACCGTTGGTGATCTAACTAATGTATTAATGAGTATGGAAAAATCTTCTGGGTTCCAAAAAATGCTTTCTCAATTTAATAGAGTTGCCGGTAATGGAGATGTATCTGAAAAATCAAAAGGCGTTCCACAACCACCAACACAAATGTTAGCCGAAAAAAACATACCATCACCATTGATGAATCAAATAAATAGTTTCTTAGATAGTTTTGCTGGAAAACAAGATTCAGATATAACTAAATATAGCTCATACCTAATATCAATTAGTTCAGATAATGATTTTACTTCTAAATTAGAATATGCAAGAATACTATCATCAGCATTAAAAGAAGAGTTAAATATAAAATCTAATATATTTACGAATGGTAAGGATGTTCAAATACAATGTAATTTAGATTTAGATAGTAAAAAAAGTGAATTAGTACTAAAAGAGTTGTGTTCAGCAATATCAGATGTGTTTTCATATGCAACTAAAAAAATAGGTAGTCTAAAAATAGATACAAAAATTATACAAAACGGCACTCCAACATATCAAGAATTAGATATAAAATTAGCGGAAATAAATTATAGGAAGTTTCATCTTAAATTCGCAATAGGGAAATAATGAGCGATACACAGCAAATCGAAAATCCATTCGAATCATATAATGTATTGAGTGGTGATTTAAGAAAGTTTTCCGATGAACTTCTTATTAAGTTTAAAGGAAAGGTATTAGAAATATATATTGGTGATCAAAGTGAGACAATAAATTATGATGATTATTCAGTTCCAAAAAATTGTAGTATATTCGGAAAATTAATTGATGTATTAGATCGGTTCGTTATTTTTGATTGTTATTATATTGATCCAAAAACAAAAACATTAAGATCAGAAAATTATGTATATATAAATCTTTTTCAAATTAGGGCAATGACAGAAGTAAATGGCAAAGGTTCGCTTGGAGATATCTTTTTGAGCGTTGATGACTCAAAGGCAATAAGAAAACTAATTTTAGCGAGCCAATAATGTCAATTACTAATGTATCCAAAATTGCTATATATGCACAAGAGTTTGAGGGCTTTTGTAATGATACATTAGTCAAAGTTGCTTACATTAAAAAAAGAGACGGTAAGTGGGTGATACTATCAGAAAAAGGTAAAGTATTGGGGACATATGATACAAAAGTAGAAGCCGTTGAGAGATTGCGTCAAATTGAGTATTTTAAGAACCATAAGAAAAAGAAAGCCTCAAAAGAAGACAGCTACTCAAGTATTATGAGAGATTTACGAAAATCTTCAGATGAAGATACAATAAAATGTTTTCAGGAGGAATTTAAGAAAGCGTTTGATCAAGCAGTCATAGATGGCGATGAAGAACCAGAAAAAATTGCATTAGAAAAAGCAAAAGAAAATATAAGAGATGAAAGTGAGTTGATGGAGAAAGCTGCGTCCGCAATTAACCTTGGTGATGCTGAAACTGCTGGAAAATATCTTGCTGATTTATTAAAGTTTGTTTTAAGGCGTATATCAGAAAACAAGCGACCGCGTGCTATTGAAGGGCTAAAAAGAAAAGTATATTATATAAATGAATATCAAATTGCGGGAAAAAAAGTCCCAGCATCATCAGCAATTGGTCAGAGCATATCATTATTAAAAAACATATTATTAGAACACGAACCCCAATATATTAGAGGTGTTTTAAATTCAATAGTAAAGAATCTATGATATCTAATTTTAGAAAAGTAGATACTAATTTATATGCCGGTGCCGCCCCGTCAATAAAAGATGTGGCATGGCTCAAACATAAATATGGAATAACTAAAATTGTTTCATTAGATGAAAATGCTGGGAAAAAAATTGATAGAGCAACCAAATTGCTTGGTATTAAGCATATTATGCTACCAATAGATATTGGTAAGAAATCATCATTAATGAGATTCTTACATCATAATATAATAAAACTATTAGATGGTGAAAAAACTTATATCCATTGTCAATGGGGGCGCGACAGAACAGGTCTTGCAATTGCTATGTATCGTTGTGAACATGACGGTTGGTCTTGTGGTAAAGCATTGAAAGAAGCGAAAAAATATGGGTTTGGCATTGGTGTTGATCCAAAAGTAGTTCATTTATATAAAAAATTAATAGCGCAGTCATGTGGGTGTAAAGATAAAGATATAAACTCGGCATATGATATTGTTAGTAATGAAAGAGAATATCCAACAAACTATAATGATTACTCATTAGATGTTTGGCAACAAGGTAGCTGGAGCCCATATGAAGATTACCGTGTTCGAGAGTTTCCTTATGCTGATACATATCCTGATGCTGGCACTCAATATCCATCACGAATAGATCGTGGATTAGATGATAGCGATGCATTAAATGTAGAAAATATTGATGTCCCCCAGGTTGGTCAGTTCGACCAGAATACGCAGGGTATATCAGGTGCCGGTCCAAGTATGATTGGATCTGGCACTATTATTTAGGTATAAAATTATGGTGAATAAGCGCAAAATATATGCAGTTGATCTAACTTATGAGGTACCAAATGCCGAAAAAGACAAGGCTACTAAAATAGTTATGCATTTAGATCATCTATTAAAAATGCTTAAAGCATGCGAAGAACATCTCAATTTAATATATACTCCATTTAAAGATAATCAAAGCATATCAACTGAACAAATATTTTCCGCAAGAGCCGCATTGAGACGATATAGAGATAAGGCTGTTAGTAATTTTAATGATTTTAAACGACAAGCATTTAAGTGTTTCGTTCTTATGCAGCCGTTTTCATTCGACTCTCAAATGGTAAAATTAAGTAAATCATTCGTTCTTGCAATATCAGATATAGAAAAACAAGTAAACAGGTTTGCCGATGTATTTTCTAATTTAGAATCCAAAGATTTTGGATCAACAATAGTAAAATCAATAGATAATATAAAAAAAGAATTAGCGCAAATAAATCAAATTATTGAAGATAGAATGAAAGATCATATACAAAATAATATATTGGCAAGAAGTTGGGTAGATACGGTTAGTGATGAATTACAGGAAAAAGTAGAAAAAAGAATACCGCTATCAGTTCAACTGGTAGAACAAAGAAATAAAGGTAAATAATAATGACAACTCATAATATGACCTCCATTATAAACTGTAATACTTGTGGTGGATATCAATCTGGTGCAATAAATATGAGTTGTACTGTGCCTATAAAATTATGTTCTTGTTCTAATTATTATTCTAATTGTAGACAGGGCTGGATATGTTCAAGGTGCAATAAGAGCCTATCTCCTGATACAAAAGAATGCGATTGCTCACAAGAGCAAGGGTGTTATCAGTTCATACCGTATGTTCCATGGTATCCGTATACGCCGGTAAATCCTTGGCAACCATTCACACCTATCAACCCATCATACCCGTTTATACCCGTTTACACCTATAATCCGTTGCAACACTGGGATATGACAATAACTTGTTCTACATATACCATAAATTCATAGGAATAATTTTACATAAATATGCGCATAATAAGTTATTTAATTTAGACATAGGAATAAAATGTTTATAAAAAACGGTGATCTACAGCCTATATCAATTGTTGAACCGTCAAAGATTGACGAGAAGAATGCTAAACAACAATTGAAAAAAGTATTAAGTGAAATGGAAAAAGAAGAATTGGAAAATAACTCAAAAGAAAGTAAAAAATAAATGTTTACTAAAATCGGAGAGTTGTCATCATTAGATGGTTCTAGCATTCAATCAGAAGAATCAGTGTTTGCAGATCCGTCAGTTGATGAAAGATTTAAAAAGTTTGCTACCGAGCTTCGAAGAGTTGCTCCGAAGGCAAATGATTTTCTTTATTTTTCAGCAGTTATGCTACATAGCGCTGAAGCTGCATTAGTCAACGCAGATGGAACAGCAAAACTTAATTCTCGTGGTGAACAAGTAAAAGCTCACTGGGAGAAAAAAGGTGATAGTTGGAAATGGGTATGTTCAGACGCGCACGTACGCCCACTGAAAAACTCGAATGGTGATATCTTTCCAGAAGAAGAATTGCTTAAAGCTTATAAATTATGGATTGGTAAACCATTATGTGTTGATCATAAATCAAGTCAAGTAGATGCAATTCGTGGAGTAATTTTAGATACATATTACGATCGTACATTTAAACGAGTGATCGGGTTATGTGCATTAGATAAAATATCATATCCTGAATTAGCTCGCGGCGTATCAACTGGATATAAAACAAGTGTATCAATGGGTACCGCAGTAGGTAAAGCTATATGTACTGATTGTGGAACCGTTGCTCGTACTGAACACGATTTTTGTTCACATATGCGCTCGAAGTCTTGTTATGGTGAAATTAACGTTGATTTACAACCGATTGAGCTTTCCATTGTAGTTAATGGAGCAGATCCGCAAGCAAAGATACGTACTATTCTTGCTCATGCACAAGAAATTAATAATGCTCTTGACGAAAGCGGAAAAAAAATAAATCAAATGATCAATGAAGAAATTGATCCTGCTAATAAAATTAATCAAATGATTGGTGAAGAAATTAGCAAACCAGCGTTAAAAGCAAAATTAGACAAACTTATGGCAGAACATCACAAATTAAAGTTAGAAATTGCCGAACTTGAGAAGATGTATGCTCAAGCGCCAGATACAAATACAGCAACAGATCATCAATCATGCGGAACGGAATCTAGCCCAAGCGATGAAACAAATCAAGAATCTTTTGGATTAAATTTACCAGAACGATTCGCATCTAATAATAATACATTATTAGATCAGGTAAAGAATTTAATGTCTTCGGTAGAAGGAAGACTTAACAATATGGAAACTGCACTACATACATTAACTAACAAAGAGGATACTATGTCAAAGGATGCAATGAATAAAAAAGAAGCTTATTACCAAGGTGCCGGTGGCGTTAACGAACCAACCCCAGGTCAAAAGAAATATCCTGTTGATCCAGCGAATGAGAAACTTCGTATGGAAGATAAGCATATGCAAGGCGAATCTCCATTCCCAGAAGTTGGCGCCATTGATGGACTTCATCCTTCCCCAGAGTCAGCTGATCAAAAAGATGAGCTCGAACGCAAAAAAATGTTAGCTCGTGCAGAACGACGCAACGCTGCCCTACAAAAGGCTAAGGAGAATGTTATGAAAACAAAAGAGGCTTATTGGAATGGTGGCGGTGGCGTTAACGAACCAACACCAGGTAAACAAAAATATCCCGTTGATAACCTTGAATACGAACTTCGTGAAAAAGAAGATAAGCAAATGGTTGGACAAAAACCATTCCCAGGAGTTGGCGATGTAGAAGGTCTACATCCATCACCTCTATCAGCTGATCAAAAAGACGAACTTGCTCGTAAAAAGCTTCTACAACGTGCATCGCTAAAGGCTCGTTTCGTTCGCACTGCTAAAACAGATGGAACAAATGATCTTGGTAATAGTGCATGGCAGGTGTTCGCAAAGAACGAAGACGGTGAAAAACTAGTTTTCACAGCATCAGTTAATGAAATAACTGGGGGTCGCAGTGATGTTCTTTTTGATATGGTTGCAACAAAAGAATTCGGCACAAAAATGCTAGAAAAAATCAGAACAGTTGGTTTTGAACAAGCAAATGCAATTTACAAAAAAGGTCAAGCAGTAGCAGCACCAGGTGGTGCTCCAGGTGCAGCAGATGCCGGTGGTGCAGGTGCAGCTCCAGCAATGCCAGATATGGGTGCTCCAGCTGCTCCAGCAGATGCGGCTCCAGCAGGTGATGATGCTAAACCAGAAGATCAAGGTGGTAAAGGTGATCCAAAAGATACAGCTATGAAATTAGCTGAAAAAGTTCGCGATTACGCTTCTGATTTACTTGAAGCAGTTCGTTCACTAACAGGTGAGCAATCACAAATGGGTGATATGGAACAAGGTTTAGAGGCTATGCCAAAAGCAGCAAGTCAAGTTCTTGCTCCAATGTACAAATCACGTCGTGAATTAAATTCTGGTCTTCTTTCAGGTGCAAAGAAATCTCTTGCAGAACTAAAAGATCATCACGATGAACTAAAACTAATCGCAAGCATTGTTGAAAATCTATCAGAAGCAAATAAAGATTACGCTAATACAGTTGTAGAAGATGCTTTTGCAGATGCAAAGAAAGCATGCAATGATGCAGAAGTACTTCTAAAATCATTCTCTTCATACGTAAAAGGTGTCGCTGGTCTTAATAAACGAGCTGAAGAAGCAAAACAAGCATCAATGTTCTCTTTTGCAGAAGACGAGGATATGAATGATGCTCGTAAAAAGGCAAAGAAAGACAAAGAAGAAAAAGCCTCTAAGGAAAAAGCTTCTAAAGAAAAAGCCGAAAAAGAAGACAAGGCTGAAAAAGAAGAAGAGGAAGAAGACGAAGATAAGTCTGATGCAGATGATACCAATGCATTCATGGGTGATACGTTTGAACAAGCTGATAAACTTGATAAAACACAACCAGGTGATGAGTCTTGGGAAATTCCAGGTCGTGGTGATAAAAATGACCACATGGATCATCCAGAGCATGATGACGGCGAACTTGGTTTAGAAGATCTAGATCTTCCAACAGATGGTGATGATGGTGAAGAGCATGAAGATGCAGATAAGCCAGTCTTCGATATGGACGCAGACGATCAAAATGATACAATGGTTGACCTTCCAGCTGGAGCGCCAGTTCCAAATGGAGCAAAAGCAGTGGAGACAAAGATGGCATTCGATTTAACAACAAAAGAAGGTCGTACAGCTTACCGAGCAAAATTAGCTGCTGATGCAACTGGTAAAGAAGATGATGGTGAGATTCAATCCGTCGAATCTATGAAGCATAGTGATATGCTAGATGAAGCCAACAAACTAACCGATGGTCAGACACAACTTGATGTCAAACCTTCAGATAGTCTTGGTCTAGTTGAAACAAAGCCAGAACAACAAAAAGCAGATCTAGAAGTAGCACGCGCAGAACCAAAAGTTCGCAAAGAAGCTGAACGTCTAAATCAACTAATCTCTGAAGGCAAAGTTAAAGTTGCAGAACTTGATTCACTAATTGCACAAGGTCTAGATTCAGAGGTTGTTAAATACTGGAAACAATACTGGGGTCAAGCTGGCAAAGAAGGTTCAGAGTTTGCTAAGCTTCTAACAACCGAAACAATGAAAGCAAAAGCACAAGAAGAAATTGCTGCTCACAAAGTCAAGCTAGGTCGTGCATATGAACTAGCAAACGAAATGGTTCGTCGTGGTCTATGTGAAGATGAACGAACCGCTATCGCAGGTCAAGTTGATCAAATCATGACATGGAACGATGAGGGTTTTGAAAGCATGAAACGAGTTATTGCAAAACATGCACCAAAATCATTGAAAAAACAAGCCATGCCAGTAGTTGGTCTCAAATCAGAAGAAATGTTCTCTGAACAATCAACAGAGTCAGGTCTTCAAGATGAACTAGAAAACGCATTCTCAGGCAGAAAATACTAAACGGTAAAAAGGATAAACAAATGAAAAACGTAGATCTATCTAATAGTATTGCTGCCGATATGGATAAAGTATTAAATAGTGATGAGAATAAGCAGTTATTCTCATCCGCCTCAGTACTAGAAAAACTGGCATTCAAAAAAGTATCCGAAGACGATAAAACAACTGAAGTTGAAGTTGAGCTTGAAAATGCTCTAACAAAGAACGCTTCAGCAGAAGTTGACGAAGTTGTATCAGAAGATGATGTAGTTGCTATGCTATTACAAGCATCAGAAGATCTTGATACTCTTGGTTTTGACAAATTAGCTTCGTACAGCGCGCTTATAGCTGACAAACTAATGGTCGAAGCAAAAGCAAAGGCTAAAACAAAGTCTGATAAAAAATCAGACAAGAAATCAGATAAGAAATCTGATAAAGCCAAATCTGATAAAAAAATGGATATGAAAGATCGCATGAAGAAAATGCGTGAAATGCAAGGTAAAGGAAAGAAAGATTCCAAAAAAGAAGATAAAAAAGATTCAAAGAAATCCTCTAAATAATCGGAACACATGTTCAATAAAAAAGATATATCATCAGAGTTAGCTGAATCAATGGCAAGTCATCTCGTTGGTAATACCATCGAGAAACGTGCAGAAGATTTAAATAAGTTTGCGACTGCAATTGATCATATCAGTGATGCAGCAGAAACGTTTGATAAACTTGGAATGAACAAAGAAGCTGAAGCACTAACTACATTACTAGAAATAATAGCAGGTAAAAAATCAAAGAAAAAATCTAAACCAAGTAAATCCAAAAAGAAGCCATCAAAATCAAAGAAAACTGATTCGGCAACAAAAGGATTAACCGGTGAAAAAATGGTTGATAACCTAAAACACAAAGGTTGGGTTTTCAATGCTGATGATCAAAATAATGGAAATGACCATACAGATGGTTGTATGTGCAGTATGTGTATGGATGTAAATGATGTTCGTCATGGTGATGATTGCGTATGTTCAATATGTATGAAAGATGACGAGAATGATGTAAAGCATCATAATAAATCTGAGAATAAAAATCATTATTGGGACGGGCACTCTCGTGATGAGTGCGAAGAATGGTCTACATGCCCACAACATCGTAATCAGTCTAATACAAAAGAAGATGAGTGGTATCGACACTGGGCAGATAAAGATGATAAAAACGATCACTTCGATACAGAAGAAGATGCTGGATCTCATATAAATAGAGATGATAATTGTCATATAGATATAGAAGAAAGCGAACCATTCGATTTTAGTGATACTTCAATAGATAGAAATCATAGCGATGATGATGTGAATTATGCAGAAATGTTCAAGCAATTTAATAATGATTTTGAAGATGAAGTATAAAAATTAAGGGAGTAAAGATATGGAGAGCGAGGAAATTTTATGGTTTCCTCGCTTTTTGCTATTTAGAGTTTTATTTTTGGTGATATATAGTTATTGAAAGGAACAGAAATATGTTTAGATTAGTTCAAGAAAGCAATCAACTTCCTTATAGTTGGCAGGTTGATCCGAGTGCAGAGTTTGAAGCTGGAATGATAGCTCAACTAACAGTTATTGGTAATCAGGTAATGGCAACAGTTAGTAATGGTAGCGCCCCCATTGGTATCATAGATGACCAGAAAACAAAAGCATTTACCAGTAATGCTTGGGACGAATCCATAGTTATTCCAACGACCGGTGTAGCCGGGCCTAATAATACAATCGTTACGCCAGTTGACATAAAATGGGAACTCAATAATCCAAATGTTGTTCCAAATAGTTTTATATCTATTCCGGTTGAGGTTCAATTGATTCCAAGAAACGGCGTAATAGTATTCCCAGCTGGTACATTATTGAATTATGATTTATTAGGAACAGGCGAACCTAATGCAATTAAAACAAATGTTAGATATGCATATCAGATTCCAAATATAATTGGAGACGATAGCACGTTCGCATCACAGCGTATAACGGTTTGGTTCGGTCGTTTGATTGGTGAAACAAATATGTTTGAGGTAAATCAGATATATGAAGTTAACGCTAATTTATTCGTTAGTGAGTTGGGGCTGCTAACAACCAGACAACCAGCTCCTAATTATCCAGCTATGGCTATAGTTACAGCTCCTCCTACCCCAATGTCATCAACTCTTCAGTTCTTATGGCTATAATAAATAATTGATATCTACCATTATTTTCTCATATTATTAGCCTACACCATCGGAGCAGATATATGGTATATACATTAAAAGATATAAAACATTTAGAAACTATTGCCAATCTTCAATCCAAAGAAGTAGAGCAATCAAAACCTATTTTTGTACAAGCTGAAGATACTTCGCTTACAGCTACAATATTAAAATTATGCAATAAACTTCGTGCTGAAGGTCATAATAAATACGCGGAGTCAGTAGAAAATAAGTTTGTTAATTACAAAACTGCTGGTGTTCACTTATATCAAGCACACAAAGAAACTGGTGAAGATTTAGTTGATCAAGCACATCCAGATGGTGATAATAAAATAGTTTCAGATGTATCAGATAATAATGGTGATGTTGAAACTATTGTATCTAAACATAAAAAAATTGTTGATATTGTTAATAAACAACCAACTGGAAAATTAGCATCATATGTTGAGCAATGTAAAATTGCACTTGGTCAATCCATCACTATGCCAAAAACAATAGATACAATGAATATTCGAGAGTTAATAAATTCTGCCAATGAAGATATACAAAAAATATATAATATGATTGTTAAATCAGGAGGAATAAGTTCTATAAGATTATCTGATATAAGAGATAGAATGTCTTTAATATCTAACTTAGTCAATACGCCTATTAAAGATATGTCAGCTGATGAAATCAATAAAGCCGTATCCGGAGTATCTGCCATATCACAATGGCTACATCCAAATTTACTTCATAATTATTTACCAGATTTAATAAATAAAGGAGTTAGCACTGATGAATTATGGGATAAAATATCTGGAATTTTAAATGGTGCAACTTCAAAATTAAAATCAGCTATATCTAAATTAGTTGATGAACAATATAAGGATGAGCCAAAAGATAATGTATCAGTAAAACAAAATCCACAAGCTGATAGCATAACAGAAAATTTTCAATCAATGATGGCGTTAATAACTCAGTTAGAAAGCCAAGTTAATAATGGTAAGTCTACTAATAAAGCTGCGCAATTAGCTTGGTTAGATCAGATGAATCAAGCTGTTGGTGATAAGATGGCTCAATATTCATCTATTCAAAATAAAGAACCTGTTGCAAAAGAATATACAGATTTATTGGGTCAAGTTAAACAAAGATTAGATGCTTTCAAATCAAAACTCGGTTAATTATGAAAAATAAAATTAATAAAATAGCACAAAATACTCCTCAAAATATTCCAGATTATTTTGAAGGAACTAAGCCGTCAGAAGTACCAGCAGATTTTGTTGGACCAACTCAACAAGGACAAGCAGCACCAGCAGCTACTCCTGCCCCCGCTACACAATCTACTTCACAATATCCTCGTTCACAGTCAATTCAAGAAATGCAAACTGCTCTTCAAAGTCTCTATGGTGCATTCAAGAATTACCCAATGTTTAATAAAAAGCCAGACTATCGTGAACAAGACAAAGGTCAACGCGGCGCGGAGTACGGAGAAAACTACGAACATGGTAGCGATTCATTTTTGACAACTATGATGAACCGACATGTAAATAAATCAGATATGGTTGGCACGGCAGATATGTCAGTGCAAGGTGCTCAAGCAGGTAAATCAGCAGATTTAATAAAACTATTAGAATCACTAAAGACATTCGGCAAAGGGCTTAATAAGCCAGATGGTGCTTGGGGACCGTATACAAATAATGCATTAAAAAATCTATATGCTATAACAAAAGCGATGTTAGAAATGTTAGCTAACCTACATGTAAAACAAGACGTTTATACAAATAAAGATTTAGAAGAATTAAAATCTAGTATACCAGAAGATCCTAAACAAAATCAAAATCCAGATGAATCTGCTACAACTATAACAAAAAATATAGCTAAAGTAAAAATGCTACTTGGAAGTTTTGTAAATGGAACTACTGGTGAAAATAGTCAACTTGCTCCATATATAAATCAACAAAAAGCTTTTGAGACATCATTCAATAAGAAACCAATTAATTCAAGAGCATTAGTTGGATATAACGTTGCTCAATCACAAGTTCCAGTTCTAAATATACAGGTTCCAAAAGATCCAATGCATCCCGAACAAGGAACAGTTCCACTAGTATTAGGAAATCTTGCAACAGCACAAGATTTTAAAGAGTTTGTTGATAGCTCTGGTATTATGGTTGATCATAAAAAACCAACAGATAAAGAGTCTATGAATAAGATAATTGAAACAATAGAAAATAAAATAAAAGCGGTTAACACTAAAACCCCAGCAACAAATGAGCCCGGATACTAATATGACTTTTTTATATGATGAACAGATACTAAAAGAGTTCTCTAAATTATTAGAGCCAAAGATTGCGCAACAAGCACCGCAACAAGCTTTTACGCCTGCTCAAATGCAAGATGTTGCATTAAAATTGTTAAATAACATCAAAACAAGCTATTCACCAATAGAAGTTCCAGAAGGCGCTCAGTTATTCTCAAGAAACGCACAAAACCTTAATGAACTAACAATGTGGATGCTCAATAATAAGGTTAAGTATAATAACCACCCAATTGTATTACATGATAAGTTTCAATTAGATAAGTCGGTTCAATATACAGAATTTAATAATGCATACGTGTGGAAGGATGGATTAGTAGAGTTCCTAAAAGATTTACAAAATCAAGCAAAAGATAGTAATAATAATTTATTTATGCAACATGTTAATGGATTAATATCTGATGCAAATAAAGATTTACAAGCAGGATTAGCAACAGAAGAAGATGCTAAATCAACAGGCGAAACAAAACAAAATCAACCAACACAACAAGGTCAACCAACAGCTCAACAAGATCAATCTGAACAAGGTCAATCTCAACAAGGTCAGGGTTCAGCAGTACAAAAAGCCGTATATGAAACACAACAAGTACTGAAACAAAATACTGGTTCTGATAGTTTCGAATTACCATTCGATGTTGATACTAATGATGTAGATATTAAACGAATGAATAATTTTGCTCGTCAAATAGGTTTTACGTTTCAAACGGCAATTGATCAAAGTAAATGGGGAATTATGAACTCACAAGTAGAACAGGTACTAAGTTCTATCTCTAAATGGTATATAGTCGCAACGCCAGAAGCAAAACAAGGTGGGTTCCAGCTCAGTATAAATACAAATATAGATTCTTTCGTAAATACATATGCTGATAAAGATTATACTAAAGCATTAGCAATGTTGAATAATTTAATACCATTATTACAGGTAACTCATAATTTATTAAATACATTACTAGCAAGTAAAACATATGTACAACTTTCTAATGGTGCGGGAAATTTAACCAATCAAGCATCAAGGGCACAAGAAATGATTACTTGGGCTCAACACTGGATATCACGAATAGAAGATATTTTACGAAACAATGCCGTTAGGAAATAAATGCGCCCCCAACTGCAATATATAGCCGATACTATTTTGATAGAGTCTTTAACAAAAGAAGATGGTAAAATTGCCATTGCTCAAGATAGTTCTGCTTCATCACCAGTTAGCAGTTTGAAATCATATGTATCATCAATTTTTAATAAAGATAAACCTACTATATCTGGTGTCATGTCTCTTTTTACTGATGGTCTTATATTTAGTCTTGGTGGCACCAAATTAAAAATACTATATGCTCTTGCTAAAGCGTTTGGATTTAATTGGCAAGGATTTTGGCATACAGTTGGAACAGATGTTGTGGATTTTGTAAAAGAAATACTATCATCAGGTAAAAAAGCAGATGCTAACGCAACAAGTGCGAAGGCAAATGAAATAGCAACCAATGCAGTTAATGCTAATTTTACTGGAACCGTAGATCAATCTAAAATAAAAGAGATGTTAGGTCAAGGTTTGCTAAAATCTTTTAGTATTGAATACAACTCAAACTTAGTTAAAACTGCCAGTATAACAAGTAAAATAGCAGGAGTTTTAATTAGGATAGTTGGGTGGTTAATAATAACAGTTATAGGTATGATAGGTCTTTCAGAAATCGGTAAATTGGTTTCTGGTAAGGGTTCTGAAAAAGAAGAAACATCACAGAATACAGGTAAGCTAATTCAGATATCGCCAGATGCACCGTCAGATTTATTTTCTATGCATAGAAACAATATGTCATCAATATGGATTGAACACGGTAATATAGAAGATATTGAAAACATATTAAAAAATTGGATATTTTCTGCGTACCCTCAATTGAAAAAATATGAAAATTTATTAACAACTTCTCCTGCTTTTCAGTCAATGTTAGATAAGTTTGAAGAAAGAAATAAACTTGCAAACGGATTAGGGTTTATATCAGTGCCTAGACCATATCAAAGAAAAATAGATATAGTTTCTATGATAGTTGGATCTTTTCTACGAGCAGCCGGCGTTAAAGAAAACTCAAGTATAGGAACAGACAGCAGGGCTATAACTGCATAATTAGCAATATATTATAGGAATAAATATGCGACATAGTGATATTTTTGATAGTTATGCCAAAATTGCAGAAGAGCAGGGATTAGTCTCTCTTTCAGAGGATGAGGTAAAAACCCCATCGGATAAGCCAAAAGAATCTGCAAAAATGAAGCGATACAAAAAAAGTCCCGCTCCACGAATGGGTTCAGATACTATTGAAGTAATTGAAGCATTGTATGGTGTTAAACCAGATAATTCCATTGAATATGAAAATAATATAATGGAAGCCGCGCATAAAACTCCAGTTGTAATTGCTCCAGCATATGATAGACTAAATGCTCTTGTAGAAAATAACAATGAACAAAACAATATAATGTGTAATATTGTTATGAAACAAAATGATAGTATTCAATCAATGCATCGATATGCTGAAAAAGAATTGCTACTACAATTAGTTCGTGTTGCAAATGATATGGATAATTGTGGTAATGAAGATATACGCGTGCTTGCAGACGCGTGCATAGAAAAACTAGCATTAAAAAAAAATGCTGATTTTTGGGATGAAGTAAAAAATAAAGCCAAAGACTGGTTCGGTGTTGGCGAAGGCGCCGTAACAGGGGCAACAGTAGGCGGAATTGTTGGTGGAATTATTGGTGCGTTTTTTGGTAGTCCGTTAGTTGGCGCAAAGATTGGTGCCTGGGCTGGCGGAGGAATTGCTGGATTAGTAGCATCCGTAGAAAAAACAGCTCCTCATGTAGTTAGCATATCAGCTAACGCCAAAGATACAGTAGAACAATTAAATGATCTAATAAGCAAAATACCAACAGCAAAACAAGAACGAACATTTTTAGTTAGTTTTCAGGGCATATTGAAATATCTATCAGTAGCTGCTGATAAATATAGTGGAATGATCGCTGGTATTGGTAAAGACAATAATAAAGATACCGAAGAGTCTCATAAAATAACAGATGACTTAATCAAACTAACAGATGAAACAGAAGAATATATTGAAAAATTTAATCAGAACGTAAAACAAAGTTTATATAATGAATATGATCAACATAATAAAATTGTCGACCCAATTTATTCAATAATTGGAACAGATATTGAGGATGTTCAAAAATCAATTCAATCATTAGAAACAACTATAAAGCAGTTTGATGAAGTTGTTGGGCACGTCAGACAAGCGGCAGCTCCAGCAGTTGCGCAAGCTCAACAAAGTCCAGCTCCACAGGCTACTAATCCTGAATCGGAAGATGATGAACGCGCAAAACAATTAAAGAAAATGGTTCAAGAAATTGGCGCTCCAGCAGGTAAAGAAGAACAGATGGCAGAAAATATTAAACAGTGGATAAAATAATTTAGATTTATAGTAATAATATAGTATTGAAATAAGAACTTTTGTAAGATCAAGATGAAAGACACGCTATATCGTATAACGAATAGCAGATTAACAAGGAAAATAAAATGGCTCTTATATTACACAATCCTGGGGCAAACCCCTTAGGGCAATTTGACGGTTATTTTGGCGAAACACTAAACTTCAAGGGCGGCGAAGTCTGCACTTGGGCAGGCATGGCATTCCCAGCTGCTGGCGCAGTTGACGTTGATGCTGACGGTTATGTCATTACATCAATGGGTAAAGCAGTTCCAGGCGTTTCACGCGCTCTTCTAACTGCAACCAGCAAACCACTCTTCCTATCGGATGATGGTATTACTGGTTACGGCACACTATTCGGCGCAGTAGTTGGTGGTCTACTTGGTCAACAAGTAAATGGTCCATATTCTTACACTGGCGCAGTTCTCGGTCCACACACCGCAACTGCTTCAGGCAAAGTAACAGTATGGGACAAACCAGGTCTCTACGGAACAACTCTTGATGCAGTTGATACAGCTGCAACCGGTCTAGTTCCAACTAACTTCACCCTATCAGTTGGTGCAGCTCTAACATACACAGCAACTGGTCTTCTAACTCCAGTTGGCAGTGCAAATGCTCTAGCTGGTGCATCAGTTGTCGCACGTCTAGCATCATTCGAAAATAACGGTTCACTCGTAACTACACCAAGCTCACTAGTGTCAGCTCTAAACAGCCCATCTGGTAGCGTATCCAGCCTACAACAACTTCGTTTTACACAAGCTGTTTACTGGTACAACGGAGCTGGTGGTAACGCATAATAGTAACTAACTAGAAATAGTTATTAGATAGTTTCAAAAAGCCTGGCGGAAATGCTGGGCTTTTTGTTTTTAATAATAAATTATAAATAATAATCAACAATGCACAATGTTGTATTCGGTTAGAAGATGAATGTAAGTAAACAATCTAACTAAGGATATAATACAATGACAAATTATAGAAATCCAAATGTTGGTGGTATTCCCGTAATACTACCACAATCATACTGGGATGAACAACAAAGACTCATAGATCATGCAAACGGATATGATTATACTACTAACCCTACTAACAACAATCCTGTTAATAATACTGTAAATGGGCGCACATTTAATCGTACATTTGATGGTCGCAGGAATAATTTTGGTTTTAGAGACGGCTATCATGATGGCTACGGTTTTAGAGACGGCTATCAAGACGGTTACGGTTTTAACAATGGCTATGGGGACGGCTATGGTAACAGAAACTGGGACGGCAGCAATAATTGGAATGGAAACGTAGACGCTAATGGCAATTGGAATGGAAACGTAGATGCTAATGGTAATTGGAATGGTAATGTAGACGGTAGTGGTAGACCACACGGTCAATTTGCTGGTCGTTCACCAACAGACGGTTCTACTGGAATGGAATGGTACTTGCCTCAAAATCAAGGAGTTATTCCACAACAACAACGATTACATATGAATACATGGAATCAATTTGGTCGTTATAATACTAGGTTTGTAAATAGTTCAAGCAATCCATCATATAATAACAATCCTTACAATAATGTTCCATATAACAACGGTCCAACAAATAATAACCCATACAACAATGGTAGATTTAATAATGGTCCGTACAACAACGGTCCAAATAATAATCAATTCGGTAATCCTAATAACAGGTTTGCACGTCGTCGTATGTTCTAATAAGTAGATTATATACTATATAATGCTGAGTAGCTTAAGTGCTATTCGGCATTTTTAGTTTAACATGTAATATGGTTACTTGCTACTAAATAATTTATAAATGAAAATTTTGATCAAATCAAGTCGTTGTTGAGTTTTTGATCGTGGCATTTTCCCTAGTATAACTGGATTTACTAATGCAAGCTGATCTTTTGTTAGACAGATTTCTTTTATACCCCCATCAACAGTAGCACGTTGATATGATTCAATATCTAGCTCATTTATAATTGTTGCTACAATAAAAAATTTTTTTCCACGGTATAAGCCGTCTAATTTTGCAAATTTATGAGCGTCATCATAAGATGACGCAAATGGCTTCATTTCAAAACCACCTTCATGAAGACGTAATTTTTTATACGTATGAATATCTTTTAATTCTTCTATAGAAATTACACGCCAAAGTATAATAAGTTTTTCAAAAAATGGCATTAATTATAGATACTTACTTAACACTTCGCCATCAGCTACGATTTTTTGTCCTTCTCGTAATTGGAAACGCATATGGGCACGAACCCGTTGAAAAGGCTCAGCGCATAAAAATATACCATTAGCTTGTACCGATCCGCCTGGATGTACCCAGTCTGTACCTTCGAATTGAAGAGCAATAGTCCAGTCGTTACTGTCTAATCCTTCATCAGAAACAAAATGAAATTGAGTTCTGTACCCAGATTTGACCGATGAATTACGTCCACCCTCATTGGTGTCACGAAAATGCAGACTAACTTCTATACTTTCAGTATCAGGTTTTTCAGTTATTGGATGATTTTCGAACATTGATTTCGCTCCTATTGTATATAATATAATTATTGTACTATTATATGCAACTTCCGCATAATAATACCACATTATTCATAGTACTAGTAAATACTTAAGTTTTTGTATTGAGGTCCTTTATTCTTTTGACCCACGTTCTAAAATCGTCAAGTGTCAATTTATTCTTCGCAAAATTGCATCTATAACACGCCGGAACAATATTTTCATAAATATGTGGGAAATTTGGATCAAGACGATCTAATCCATTATATCTAAAATCACCAGTGGCTATTGCATATTCGGATGCTCGTGTCTTTTGTTTTGCACGATTGGTTAGATTAAGCGGTTCAGTTCCACAATAATAACAATTTAGTTGTGATAACTGATAGAATGTTTTTAGATCGAAATCAATATCATTATATCGTCGTATATAGATTGAATTTATTGAACTAATAAGTGAAAAGTGTTTTTTAGTATTATCAAAAAATGATATATCAATATGTGATGATAATTTTCTATATTCATTTACTGATAGATTATTTTTATAAGTTGTTAGTTTTTGTAGATATATTAGAAAATTTTCTATTTTCATATCGCTTTTTGCGTGATTGCATATATAACAAGAAGGAACGCAGTTGTCTATGTTATGTGGTAAGTCAGAATTGATCCTATCAAGCCCATTATATCGATAGGTTAGATCTTCGGTTGATAATTTTGATAAATATGAGTGTTGTGATGGGGTTTTAGTTCGCGTGTTGGTTTTGCTGGCACCACAATAATGGCAAGGTAATTGTGATAGATTGAAGAATGTGTTCAAATCTAGATCGCCATCGGCATAGTTTATGCCATAAACTCTATTAGATATGGTTTTTATTGGATCTAAATTAGAATTTATATTGATCATATTTATTGCTTTCTCTAAATTCTTTTCTAAATTTAGACATCCACAAGATTTTGTAACTCCGCGTCTAACTCTTTTTCCATCAACAAAAACGCTTTTACCACATTCACATTTGTATTCCCAGACTTGTTTTGTTAAATCAAAACCAATAACGGTTAGTCTTCCAAATTTGTCGCCCGATTTTATTTGTGTTGATATATTTGCTAATATTTTAGCACAGCCACAAGATTGAATGTTCTTTTTTAATTGATATACAGATATTTCTTTGATTTTACCACAATCACACTTACATAAATATGAAAGGAATGCATATTTACCTTTATTTTTAGGTAGTTGCACACCATTTAGTATAAGTAATTTATTTATTTTGCTATCAGTTAAATCTTCCATAACCCTATAAATATAGTAATTTATTAGAATAAGTGCAACTTTTTTCTAAAAATAAGTAATATCGAGGCATAGGATCAAAGGAATATTTTATTCCAGCTGGGAAACTGGCAACAAACTCAACAATAATCGGAGAAAATACATGTCTAATTCAATGTTCGATTCAAAAGGCGAAATTAACGCCTCTAACGTAAAAGAAGCTTTTGCACTTATTGCAAAATTCGCACAGACAATGGAGTCAGGTGCACCAACAAATACTGGTCTAACATCACCATCAGTATCAGATAACAAACGTGATGAACTTATTTCTCGCGCGATTTTAACTAATGAAGGTAAACTAGCTCTTGCACAAGCAATGGCAAATCCAATTCGTAGGAATTTAGACTATCACGGAATTGCGCGACGCGCATTAGTCGTTGATCCTTTGCCACAAGGTGCACTACCAACATACGATCGAGATATCGATGTTGCAGCAGTCGTAATCTCATCCAACGGTACCGGTCCAGAATCACGCGTATTCGGTGACCGCGTAACAGTTCCAGAATTCGAAGTCTATTCGAATCCAACTGTTCGTATCGCAGAAGTTAAACGACGCCGCTTCAACGTAATCGACCGTGCTGTTCAAAAGGCACGTCAAGAAATCATGGCACAAGAAGACACGAACGTTTTCGCAGCCATCGATTCAGCAGCATCAGTTGAAAACACTGTAATGGATATCAGCGATGCTGGTCTTCTAAAGCGTGACCTTCGTGAAATCAAAGTTCAAATTGATCGTTGGGACTTAGTAACAACCAAGTTCTTCATGAACATCAATGAGTTCAATGATATCCTCGGTTGGGGCTCTGGTGGTGGACAAGGCGTTGGCGGTGGTGAAGTTGACCCCGTTACACAACGTGAAATTCTACAAACAGGTCTATACGCACACATCTGGGGTGCAGACATTCTCGTATCAAAGATCGTTCCTGCTGGCACAGTCTACGGCTGCAGCGACCCTGAGTTCGTGGGCGTAATGCCAATCAGGCAGGATATCGAAGTTCTTCCAGCCGATGAACCAAAACAACTAAAGTTGGGCTGGGTTGTCAACGAAATTATAGGGATTGGCATAGTTAATCCACGTGGCGTTGCAAAAGGCAACAAATCAGTAATAATCGGAGCCTAGTAGTTTTCTTCGATAAATCAAGTAGTTAGCTTAACGGCATCGAAATAAAAACTCGATGCCGTTTCTTTTTGTCTTCGCGTATCTGCCTATTATGTCATTTACTTGCTACCCGCACTTGACAAACTCGTACAGGTGCTTATATTGTAATGAGAAACGGAGATCGTCATGGCAAAAAATCAAGGCAAACTGACAGGAAAAGAAGATCAAATAATCAAAGAGTATATCGCAGGCGATGGATCAGAAATCTTAGCACAAAGACACGGAGTAAGCGGAAGCTCAATTCTCAAATTTTTGAAGAAGCATAATGTTCCAATTCGCCCACGCAAGTTCACATCAAAAGATATGAAAGAGCGATGTATTGAAAGATATAAGAATGGTGCTTCATTGGAAGCTGCTGGAGAACCAGATGGCTTAAGTGCAGCAGCCGTTCTTATGTATATGGAAGAATATAATGTTCCAACACGAAGTGCCGAAGAAGCACATCGTAAATATCCGATCAATGAAGATTTTTTCGACAATATAGATACCGAGGAGAAAGCATATTTTCTTGGTTTCTTATATGCTGATGGATGTAATCAAATGACCCATTTTTGGTCAATCGTTATTTCATTAGAAGTAGCAGACACAGGTATATTATATAAGTTTTCTAATATGATATATAAAAACGAAAATGACGCAAAAGATCAGGTAAAAATCATTGATAGAAGAAAAGAAGAAAAAGGAATAGAAGCAAGATTATGCATTAATAGTAAACACATATGCCAGCAAATGCAAAAATTAGGATGCGTATCACGAAAAACATTCATACTAAAATATCCTGAATGGATGCCTGAACATTTACACAAGCATTTTATTCGTGGATATTTTGATGGTGATGGAACAATAAATAGAGAAACAGAGATGGCATCTGGATGTAAGATTGTATCTACACTTCAATTCTTAGAAGGCATTAAAGCAATTGGTGCTATAGATTGTAGTATTTATAAAGTAGATAAATCTAATGAAAAAAATACCTATGAGTTATACTATTCAGGCAATCGAAATCAATGGTTATTCCTACACTGGATCTACTCAGGAGCTACAATATATCTTCAACGCAAGTACGATGCCTACATGCGTTTTGCAGAAAAGATGCGCGTGATAGACGAAAAGATAACGTCCGGTACTCGTGGCTTCAATAAAAGTAATCTACTAAAAACATCATCACTAAAATAACAACTACCCCCAATAATTACACATATATACATAATGAACAACAACATCTTCAAGCTAATTCTAAACAACGTAAAACAAGTACACTCTTCAATAGAAGATCGCGTTGATGCACAAGAGCTACGTGTTAGTGCGTTAAAAAATCTCGC